TTCCCATCAACTTTGAGGGATTCAAAGTGGCCTGCTTGGAATTAACCCATGTTATATGGGTTTTGTTCGAAGTAGTCTTGATTCATTGCAGCGCGTTCAGCATTATACTCTCCTATATCCTCGGCATGTTCCTCTTCATATCCTTCCTCACCCCAATACTCGATAGTTTTGTGATGCTCGCATGATTCGGGTTCACAACGTTGTTGATCAACACCATGACCCCAGCCTCTTAGATATTCATCTAGAAGCATATCAGAACATAACCAGGTCAAGAATCTTTTCAGAAGCATGTGTACCACTCGCAATTAAGACAATCAATAGAAGCGCGACAGTGTTCGACACCAGAGTTAATTGAAACTCCACGTGCAACTCTCATTCCTTCAGGAATTAAACGCAGATTCCTAGAGTTACATTCTGGACAAACCAATTCACTCATTGAGAAGCCCCCATGAACTTGCATTTATTATCACAAGTGTGGCACATGAAGTAGATCATCTTCTCTTCGATAGCAGAATCATACCATAGATCACATCTTTCACAATGAGCCTCATACATTACTCTAGGCTTCTCGTTCTTTTTGTCAACAACCCTTTGCTCATCCATCAGTTTCCTCCTCACCCAGGCGCTAAAGTTGGCCTTTTGTTTGGCTAATTCCCAAGTAGTGCTGCATAATGTGACATTAATAGGTCGCATATTCACCCCTAAAAGCCATTTTGATATAAGGTTATGCGCACGCATCCCCTTGCTCTGAAACTGAACTGAAACTGAATTAGTGTTAAATTGATACTAGACTGATAATAAGGGGGGGGAATACTAAGGGTGGTTGGGCGGGAATAGATAGTCTGATATTTTCAGGATAGAATCCGTTTGAGTGAAAAAGGTACACTAGGTTTACTTTATACACCGTCGTACCCCCCATTGGTGTATGGCAACCGCAAAAACCGGCTCCTTTTACCTGACTGAAACTGTATCAATACCTGCTGCATCCGCACCAAATAGCAGAGTTACAGCTACCCTTGATCTCTCAGCATATGTCAATGTCCCAACAGGACAAGCCATTGCTATCGAAGCAGTGGACTTCATTTGGCAATATGGACCTGACTATGCTCAAGCAGTTAATGGTATGATTGCAGCAGGGAACAATGGTTCTTTGGGTGCTCAGTTAACTGACCTTAACCCTGCAACCTCTTTTGTTCGAGCAGACAATCATTCTTTGATTGCTTCTGGAGCATTGAACATTGACCAGGTAAACAATGTAGGAACTCATACTGCTGATCTATACCCTGATAACTTTGGACCTTCAGCATTGTCTGAAGCATTCTTAGTTGTCAATGATACTCTTTACTTAACTGCTGGACCTTCAGCAGCCACAACTGGAGCAAGTATTGATTATTGCTCTGTTCGAGTACGCTGCCGTGTTGTTAAACTAAACACCAAGGACTGGATGGCTATTGCGATACAATCTACTGCTGAGGCTTGATTGCCGTGGCTTGCGAAACTTGCAAGTTGCTACAGGAGTTGTTGGTTAGTGCTGGCGTCCATACTGATCTTGCTGAACCGCTTAGTCAGATTCTTGCCCCTGTTGAGAAGAAGGCAAAGCGGAAAGCTAGCGCTTACAGTATCAAGTACGGTAAGGCTTTCAAGCGAGTTGCAGGAAAGTACAAGCTCAAGTCAGGAGCCTGGGCTAAGAACGGATTCAAACGCGCTCAAGCAGAAGCGCATAAAGTAGCTAAGAGGATGAGATAGATGGAAGCACGTAATGAAACCCTACAGGAAATGATTCCCCCAGTTGATGCGACGCATGATGGAACTGAATGGATAGATGCTAATGGCCATGTACCATTGCAAGATGATGGTTTATTATTTACTTCAGAGATCGACTTATCAGGTTGGGCTATGAATGATTTCACCTTTGGTACTGTTCAAACTCAATACCAAGACCCAGGGATTTACTCTTCGAGCACTGCTTCAGGTAAAGTCGAAGTAATGGAGATCATTTCAGACATCCCCCTATCGAATACTAAACTCATAATAGCTAAGAATGGAATGGGGACAACTGTTCCTGGTATGTTATATTCTGGTCGATTAGATTTCAAAGCTGTTATTTATGGAAACTATCGATTGTACGTTCCCAATTCCACGTTAGGTCTAACAAATTACCTGCAGTTAATTTCTTCAGGTTCATTTGGATCTAAAGAACCAACAGCATCTTCAACTTTATACTGTTACAGAATTATTCGATGTACAGGTTTGACTACTGAAGTCCTGAATACACCAGCTCTAAGAATTGGTTTGTTTGGTGCATTCTATCAAGAAGGTGATCTTGATTACATGATGCGCCTGAAGAGATCATATCAACTCCAACAATTAGAGGATTGATTAAGATGGCCTTGGGAACCTGGGAAGGTATCGGGCAATTTACTGGAACCTGGTTAGGCATATCGATGTGGATAGCTACAGCTCCAGTTATAGCTATTGATGGTCCATTGCCAATCGCGGATGCAGCATGGATGTACGCGAATATGAGGAATACAAATAACCTCAGAAAGAAAGGGGGGTTAATTGGTTCAGGTCTTGATAATTACCTTGCTGAACCTGATGAAGCCATAATATCATTTACCACTCCAGAATTGGAAATCAAATCTCCAACAAAAAACCCAACAGAATATGTCTTCGATAAATTACCAGAAGGTTCAGGATTCATCATGGGTAGTTTCCTCGACTTCTCAGGATTAAAATATGATTTTAGTGGGTTAGAATTCGCGCCAACGTACACTCCTGAACAAGCGGAAGTTGCAGCTCTAGTAATTGCTCCAGGGTTTTTCATGTTCCCATCAACTTTGAGGGATTCAAAGTGGCCTGCTTGGAATTAACCCATGTTATATGGGTTTTGTTCGAAGTAGTCTTGATTCATTGCAGCGCGTTCAGCATTATACTCTCCTATATCCTCGGCATGTTCCTCTTCATATCCT